GACTAAGATGCCCAAAGCAGATGGTGTTGTTCATAGCACGCTTGGCTTGGTTGATTCAAAGCTTTATCCGATTTCATTGGATTTGGGCTCCCCGTCAACACGGCTTGGCGCCGGATCATTGATAGCTGAAATCCCCATAGGCCCAACGTTGCTCTATCGTGCTTTGGAGACTGGCGAGCATTCCCCAGTCGTGTCGGCTTTCGAGAATTACAACCAATTCGCCATCCGCAATCTTGTCCTCGAATGGGATGGCTCCTCAATCCCCAAAGGTATGAACGGTGAAGTTGTTGTCTTGTTCGTTCAGAAGCCTCTCAAGCGTGTCGCCGATCCTGACCTGAATTTGGGCTTTATAGCTATGAAGTCGCAGACTACGCCGTCCAACATGTTCCGTGTCCAACTTGCCAGTATGCAGGGTAAGCGGAGGAAATTTAGCGTCCCATTCGTGCCGGGTGCCCACACCGCTTTGCCTCCTGTGGCGCTTGACTCTGCTGCCGTTTTCCTTTATCTCATTCAGACACAGCCTGCCTACCCCATGATGGTTCAAGACGGCAATGTGGCTCCTGCTCCCCCCACTGCGTTGGCCATCCCTATGGGCAGGTTTCAGTTGGACGGTGAATTGAACATGATTGAGCGTGTGATTCCAGACCCTACCGTCATTGAACAGTTTCGGATCCAGGCTAGGCTCAACAGGCAAGCAGCTGTTGAGGAGCCCACTCTTCCTAACTCGTCAGTTAAGCCTGCTATTGGTTACTGCCCCATGCTCCTTGACGTGCCTACTGAGTTCGCGACCAATCCTAGTGGTGTTGTTGTGGCAACCACCACCGTTGGCGACACTGTGAAGATTGTGGGAACTGTTGTTGAGACCATTACGGGTCTGGTGTTTCCCGAATTCCTACCAATTGTCAGTGTTTTGGTAGGTGGTGCTGTTTACCTTGCTCAGGTGTTTAGCCCAGATGATAGTTCTCAGACCAACCAAAGTCAGGCGTCCCTCAGTACTGCTTACAATGAATCGGTTGGTATGCATGCCCAACAGGCAGTTCCAGCAACTCAAACCGCCATTTCCATTGTTGGCAACGTTCCATTTTCCGCCGGGTCCTTACCCCCGGTCCGCGTCGACGTTATGCGGGCAATTAACACTGGTTTATCATTTCCAAGCACCTCGCCACATCATATGGGTGCCCAGCAGATTCTGGAATTGATTGGTATGGGGTTGTTTCCGTTGGTGGCGACATTGGGGCTTAATGTTTTCGATGGTGCCACCGCAGTTGCCCCTATGAATGCTGTGAACATGACCTTGGTGGAGCAAGTCAATGTGGATCATGGGTTGACTTTGTTGGCGCCTAGTCCTGCCCCCGTTCACGGTAAGTATTCCAGTCTCAACATTCGACCCTTTCCTAAGTTGGCTCGTGATTGGTTACCAACATTCAGTATTCCGTATCACCCTACTGCTCCTGCCGTTGCTGTGTTGCTTACTGCTGATTCAAATGGCTGGGACGGGTTTTACACCCTGTCTGATTTTGACCCCGCAACTTTTGACCCCAATCCTTATTACAGCGGCTCGGTCTTCTGGGAGCCGCAGAGTCTGCTTGATAGTGCCTCAGTAAATTTGGCTGGGTATGTTGATCTTAACAACGTTGGCTCTGGATTTGTCGAGTTTCCCTGTACATTTGCCCAACATTGGGTTCTTAACACCGGGCCGGTTTGGGACCTTGTTCCTTACGGTTTGGGCCCATTCTTTGGAAACCCTTCAAATTCACTGATCCGTGGTGCTCGTGTTGATGTTGCAGGCAACGCAACCCGTTGTGTATCATTCCTCTCAGGTGGTCAATCAGCAGAATGGACTTTTGTTTCCCCTGGTCCGACGGTAACTGGTACACTTGGCGAGGATGCATGGGTCTTTCTGCTTCCCGCGTGGTTTGATCTTCATCCCATCTCTGACTGGCCCGATTGGGTTGTTGCTCCGACGCCCCTGCTCATGTCTCCTTGTGAGCAGAAGGATTTTCAGGGTGAACACCTCGCGGTGCGCAGTGACCTGCGTCAATGGTCAGATGGTTGGACCCCACTATCGGTCAACCCAAACCCTGTCGTTGTTAGAGGCTCGTACGACAGGAGTAGTGCCTTAGGAGGCACAGACCCCGGTTGGGGTGATTGGATCATACCATCGGCATTGGGTTGTTTGGCTAAGGCTGGCTATTTGAATGAGGCCAGTTATTTTGACTCAATTCGTTTGTGGGAGATCACGAAATTGCGTATGGCTGGTGGCGATTATGAATTGGTGTTCAATCCCTATGATGAAACCACTTTTTTGGTCACCAAGAAGATTTGCTTGTATTTTTGGCGGGGGTTCCATGTTACTGTTAGTAAGGAGTGGTGCTGTGGGGTTTACAAGGCTTGCTTTGTCTTGACTTCTCGCACGGAGCGGTTGGTTCGTTGTTGGGTGTGTGTCAAAGCCCCCAGCGAGCCTTCCCGTGCTCAGGCGCTGTTCCAGGGCTCCCGATGCCCTTTGGGCGACACTGAGGACCTTGTCAAATCATCAGCTCTGTTTCCTGACCCTGTTGGGGCCGTTGAAAACACAAATCGATGGAGGAATTCCCCGCCCAGTTTTCACTGTCATATTTACCACGTTCTTGATTGTCCTTCTCCCCCTACCCACGCTGAGTGCTCTACCGGATTTGTTCCCTTGCATGACTGGTATCACTGCCCGGACAAAGTTCACCACAAAATTCCTGTCCCTGGCTCTGAGCAGGCGTTTCGCACTTTTGTTGTTCTTGACTCCTGGCCTGAGCTCCGTGGCCATTCCGTTCCCGGTAGTTTCCGCTGTGCTAGGCTTACTTGGATACGCTCTGTTTATGCTGGTTATCCGAATGAGGTCATTACAGAGATTGAGAGTCATGGTTACACAGAGGTTGATCAAATTGAAGACCCGCTTGTTCCCCATCATGTTTTAATGGTCTATCCTGAATTGGATTTGCCGTTTTGTGCCTTATTGGTCAAGAAAGGTCTTGCCAACAAAACTATGATTGACGCTGTCCTTGCCTCCGTTGTGCCCAAATCCCCCTTGCGTCGGCACCACGAATATGTCCGTGAATGGGGCGCCCGTAATGATGAGCTGGAGGAGGAATCATTGACCTATTTTGATTCCACGGGCGTCACACTCACATCGTTACCTTCACCAACCAGGGAGTTACCTCGTGTTCTAACCCGTGTCAATAGTCTCCCGGAATTTGCTGCCATTCGTGATCCGTTATTTCACTCGGCCCTTGTCGCTCATGATGACTTAGTGTTGGTTACCAACGACACCAAATTCAAGTGCCCTGGCTGCAGAATTTCTGCTTCTAAGCTGACTCATGTTTGTCGTTGTGGTCGATGTGGGATTGATGTCTTGCCTTCTGTTTATCAAGCTCATGTGGCCGTTTGTAAGGTTGTTATTCCAGAAGGAGTCCTCATTGGCGGCGATGAGCATACCTGTTTCCAGAAGTCTTGCAAAGCTAAATTCTCTGACCTCACCTCCCTGTTGTTCCATCGCGAGCACGCACATCTTTGCGGAATTTGTTCCAAGTCTTTTCCGTCCGGCGTTGCTAGGGTCAAGCATTACAACACGCATCGTGGGGTCGAAGTGTCGCATTGTGTCGGTTGTGGTTTCATATGGGATGACAAATATGAGGAGATGAAAGGCTCCCACATTTCTCGCCACCTCACTGTTGATCACAGTACCTGTGAAATCGTTCTTCTCAAGTGGGGCAGGGGCAAGGAAAAAGCAACATCTTCACCAGTTCAAGATGAAGAGCCTGTTGTTCTTAAGCCGCCTGCCGAGTTGCTCCGTGACTTGCCCCAATCCCGTGATTGGTGTGATCGGTGTGATTTCCACCCTCGAAACCGCGCAGCCCTCGTCAACCACCGCGTGCAGAAGATTTGCAAGTACAGGCACTTGGTCTGGAATTATTCTCGCCGCTACGATTCCACGTCTGAGTTCAATCATCTTAAGTTGTTCAGCTGGACCCACTATGCTGACAAAATTGATGGATTGTTCGTTGTTTTCTCCCATGATCAAGCTATTCAGGCATTCGACACCGAAGAATTGGCAGTGAATCATTTGATCTTTATGACACGTGATTCATCGTTTTGGAATTGTCCCTGTGGTGATTGTTGTACTCCTGATTTCCTTCAAGCTGTCGATCCTGGTGATATCCGACCTATTGACTCTCAGGCGGTTTCCATTCCTGAGGTGATCAAAATGAACAATAAGTTGCTCACCAAGATAACCCGATTTCAAAACTATTGTATATCATGTAGTCAACATCATTCATCTGTTTGTCCCGTTGAAGCTCGCGCTAACGGTTTGGTTGAACTAGCAACGGTGTTGTCTCCTCGCGACATCAAGTGGGCTCCCAGGAAATTTGGCATGGTTAAGCGGCGCTCTCGGTATGTGGCCACTAAGATGAAGCTTGCTCATTCAGTCACAACCGCTTTGGGCGCATTTTGTCTTACTCCGCGCACCCCGATCGGGCCATATGCTGCAAGAATAGCCAAAAACCGGTCTGGAGTGTTTTCTGATAAGCGATTGATCGTTGGTTGGGATGAGGTGAGTGCTCGATTTAGCAAAAAGAAATTGTTATCCAGAATTAAGACTGATATTGATCCATCCGCACCTGCCAACATGAAGACAAGTTTCAAATGTCACAGTATGACTGCCACCATTCGAAAATCTCGCCATATGATATTTGACATCAAGGACATTGGCAATAAGTTTACGTCCTCGAAAAAACATGTCCAATTTTGTCCCGAGTGGACAATGTATTTGCTCAACACATTTACGGGCCTCCATACTAGTCAGCGTTTCGCGACGCATATAGAGGTCAGAACTCCCACTCGCGCTGCATTTGAAATTGGAGTATCAGATCTGGAATTGCTTAAGGGATCGGAAATCATAGCTTGGATGTTACTCAAGTTCAAGCAAAATGATGGTCACATTTATATGAAACCAAACATCGTTAAGTCAATTGATACGCGACCAATTTTTCATTGCACCATAGTCCAAATAGGGTCCTGGGTTATGGAGCTAATAAGGTCCCTCGTGCAGCAAGGCCAATCGGTGAAGTCAGCATGCACCTCCGCCGCAATTTTGGCTTGACGTTCCAGCCGGTCTGGCGTGAACCTGTATTTGTATCATTAGGGCCCCATCTTCATGGTGCCATGTTCCCTGTCCCCGATGTCCGTGACCAGTACATGTTGTTAATTGCTGAACTGACCCGTGTGGCCAGTTTCACTCCTACCCCCGACCTCAACACTTTGCTTGACCTAGAGCAGTTCTCTGATAGGCTCTGTGCTGGTGAATGGCCTTCTATTACCCCTGGTGGTGCTTTGCCCAAGGGCGATCACATATGTTCAATTTCACCAGAGATCTGGATTGCTGGTGCCTCTCAATGGACTGCCAAGCAAAAGAAGCATATCCTCGATATTTTGATTGCCTCTTGCCCATTTTTATGGGCTGGTGAAGATCCCACCCCCGATCAAATTAGGGAGAAGGATTTTTGGTGTAAAGTATTGGCTTTCATCAAGGAGGAGGGTTATCCTACTTATAAATCCGCCCGTGGAATTAATGGTCGTGACACGCTTGCCAGAATCCTTTTTGGCCCCTTAGTCAGTTATTGCGAGAAGCACCTCTATGCGTGTTGGGGAAACCACGTTAAGGGGATGACATTTGAGGAGCGAACTGTGGAAGTTAATCTTCGCCACGGTGGTTACAATTACCACATATCGATTGATATGTCTGCGTTTGAGGCTAGTTCACTGAGAGCCCTCCTTGCGGCAACAACATTCCGAATTTATGAGTGGCTTTTAGGCGACCGCGTCACAAGTATGATAGCAGCTATAATGTTTGGCAATAATAAAATTAAGGCCAAGGCATTTGTTCTCAAGCTTATGGCAAAGACTATGTCCGGTGAAATGGATACTGCGTACAATAATTTTGTTCGTAATATGATAATTCAGGTGCACGTTCTTCTGTGCATTGGCCACGGTGATCTTACGTTCGTTAATACTGATGAGGGCGATGACACACTCAGTTCATTAAATGCTCCACATTTTCCCACAGTTGAGCAGTTTGCACGCTACGGATTGATCGCCAAAATAGTTCATCATCACAATTTGTCTCATCATAGTTTTTGTGGGGTGGTAGTGTCTGAAAGTCGCACCGCTATCACCGACCCATTCAAATTTTTAGCTAAATTTGGATGGGTTGGGTCCAAATATATCGGTGCCTCTGATGCAACAAAAAGCAGGTTGCTGGTTAGCAAAGCACTGTCATTTGGGTATCAGTACCCCAACAGCCCTGTCATTCGGGCAGTTGTTCAAAGTGTATTTCGCAACAATAAAGGAGTTGATGCTGACTTCTCCTTGATCTATCGCCCGTCTGATCCCCGGTTGCGATATTTGCCCACTGATGCTTCAGTTTATAAATTTCTCAGTACCCATCCATATGCCATAGATAATGCTGCCCGCCAATTGATGCAAGATATGTTTGGCATGGCAATAGAACATCAATTGGTAACTGAATGGTACTTTGATAATAAAGATGATAATCTCCCATTTCAATTGGACTTTCTCAATTTTGAGCCGGAATGGGTTGATTTTTTCCGTGACTATGTTCGGGACTCCAGGCGCGAATTTACTGTGCTTGAAGGACCATATCCTGAACCTTTGCTCGTTGAGCAATTTGTCAATTGGGCCGGTAATAAAGAAAATTTCGGAACAATTGTGGTCACTAATTGGCTCACGTTGGAATATGAGCAAATCGAGCGTGACAACGGCGTGGAATACGTAATCCTTGACGCCGATCCCCCCAATAGCAAGATCTATACTTATGGGGGAGTTAGATTTGTTAATGTTAAAAGGGACCCAGAGGTCCGCCTCCTTTACACACAGGAGGATTAAGCTGGTTGTTATTATTGGGTGCAACTCCTAATACAGCTTACCGACTAATTAAATAATCGAACAAATAAAATAAT